AGCGGGGCGGATGCCGTACGAGTTGGATGCGTTGTAGAAGCTGTAGTAGCCGTTGGAGCGGACGAGCCACACGTTGCCGGTGCTGCTGGTGTGCGGGGAGCGGAGCCACCGACACGCCCAAGGCGTGACGAGCCAGTACCAGTCATCCTCGTTCAGCGGGATCAGCTCCTTGAACTGGCCGTACTGCCAAAGCGTCAGGGGCGCCGCCTTGACCGTGATGGTGCCGTAGCTCTTGCTACGGTCGGTGCAGCTCAGATCCACCTCAAACGGGAGAATGGCCGCGGCCTCCTCTGAGGTGCGAGGCAGGGCCTCCACCCACTTGTCGATGCGCTCCTTCAAGGTGGAGCAGGTGTAGTCGTTGCGGTTCTCCGCATCGTCCTTGTCGTTGAACGGGCAGGACTCCTTGCTCTGAGCCAGCAGGACGAACGCAGCGCCGTCGCGCTGTTCCATGACGACGAACTTCTCACCGGCGAAGTTGAAGATGCGGCCGGGGCTGAGTTTTGCGAGTTTCTTCATGATTGCCTCCTATTCTGCTTCCTGAATTGTCACGACAACCCTCGGGTCGTCGCTGAAGAACTTTCTTACCTGTGCGTCTACAATCTGAGCGTCATCGTGATAGGCGATGTCGTTCAGGGAGTCGCACACGATTTTGCCGATGTTGTCGAAGTCGGGCTTCTTCATCGGTCTGATTTTCCGCTCGCGCATGAGCTGCGCTTTCTTTTTGCTGGCACTTTTGGGGATGCCGTAGTACGCCGTGATGCGCACATCAAGCGGTGTGTCCTTGGGGAACTTGAAGTCGTTGCATTGACGGCGGTATTCGAGCCTGACGAGGTTCTCATAGCTGACCGTCTTCTCCGGTGTGTAGGGCTGAACAAACGCGCCAGCGTTTCGGAATCGCGGCCTGCCTTTGCCCGCCGGCTCTCCAAGGACGGAAAACTTCAGCTTCATTTTGGTATCTCCGCCCCCTCCACCATCGTCTCGCCAATCCAATACTTGACGAGGTATTCGTTGCTTCTCCCGTCCTTCTTCTGCTTCACGGGCTGGACGGAATACCCGTTTCGGAACAGGATCGAGGCGACCGTCACGCGGTCGGCTTCACTCCCGATTTTGAGGTAGAAGACCTCTTTACTCCCCGCCATGTTCAGGCTCCTCGCTGAGTTTGAACTGCGGGCCCCACGTTGCAACGATGTGGCGGCTCTCCTGATCGACGAACGCGAGCTTCCCGTCGTAAATCGTCATGTTCAGCTTGTACTTGATACAGGCTCTCTCGACGTCAGCGATAAGATGCTGTACCCGCTGCTTCATTTCCATTTGGCTTCTCCTTTCAGTCAATATCGAACAGCTTCTCCATCTCCGTGAACCGCCGGCTGGCTTCCTTCTTCCGCCAACTCGGGCCGGTGAACTGCATCGAGTAGCAGGTCTCGAAGATGCGGTCATAAATGCGGCTGTACCGTCTGTCCTCCTCGTCCTTCATCTCGTCGATGGTCAGGTTCGTGGTCAGGAGCATCGGGAGCTTCCGCCGATACCGGCTGTCGATGATGTTGTAAATCTTCTCAAGCGCATAATCGGTGTTGCGCTCGGCACCCAGATCGTCGAAGATGACCAGCTTCGCACTGTTCATCCGGGCGATGATGTCGCTCTCCTTCTCCTCGCCGCCCTGAATGAGCTCCAGCAGCTTCACAAGGGAGGTCATCATCACGGGGACGCCGCGGTTCAACAGGTGGTTGGCGATACAGGCAGCCGCAAAACTCTTACCCGTACCAACGCTTCCCCAGAAAATCAAACCCTGATTTTTGGACACCATCTCGTCGAACGCCTCAGCGTATCGGCGGCACAGCTTCAGATTTCGGGCGTTGTACTTCGTGACTTGGAAGCTGTCGAAGGATGCCTCGCGGAGCTTTTCATCCATGAGGCTTGCCTTTTTCAGACGGGCAACACGCTCCATGTCCTTTTTGTTCTGCTCTGCCTGCTTCTCGGCGGCCTCCTTGTCTCGGTCGCACTTGCAGGAACGGGTGGCCTTGAACGTCATCTTGTTCTCGGGGTTGCCCTCCATCGGAGCGGGCACCGTCACCATCCCCTGCCTCGGCTCACCGCATTTCCCGCACATGAGCACCCCGCCATCGTCAAACCAATCGCCGGGGCGGATCTCCTGCCGTTCAAGCCCACGGGCGGCAATACGGGGCAAAATGGTCTGCGGGTCAAATCCTTGCATTTGTCATTCCTCCCCGTATTCCGCAAACGGATTTTTGTTGTCGGGCACCGCGTCCTCGGGCGGCTTGGCCTTCTTCTTATCCGGCAGATAGTCAAGGAACGGCCGGCTGTCGCTCAGGAACGTCTTCGGGTGCTTGATGTACTGCTTCTCGGTGCCGAGCCTCTTGCACTGGGTCGCATAGTTCCGAGCGGCCATCAGCAGCTCCTCCGGGGAGAAGCCCTCATGGATGCGGGCCTGATACTTCTTGAAGGCGTTGCCTTTCTCAGCCTTTTTCGGGTATGCGTCCCAGAACTCGTCGAAAGTCGGCGTGTACTTTGGCGTTGCCGGTTCCGCAGGGGGCTTCGGCGGTTCAGGAGGCTCGGTCGGCGCTTTTTCGGCTACGGGAGTCTCTCCCCCGTCGATTTTAAGCTGCTTTTCCTCGCCGTCCGCGGGACCGTCCGTGTGACCGTCCTTCGCCGCATCCGCTTTTTCCTCATTTTGGGCCGCCGCTTTGCTGTTCCGCCGGCTCTCGCGCTTGCGGGCAGCGTCGCGCTCTCGGGCATCCTTGGCCTTTTGCCATTGGGCTTGCCAAGTCTCCCAGTCGTGGATGCAGATTCCGCGAGGCGACCAGTCGAGCCAGCCGCTATCGAAGAGTGCATCCACGATTTTCTTCGGATCGAGCACACAACCTGCGCCGACGCCGTACAGGTATCGCTCGATGTCCTCTTTTTCTGCATACAGTATGAGCCCGTCCCTCTCAGCGTTCGTAAGCCCCCAGAACCACAAGAAGTTCAGGATGCCCGTCGCCTCGAACTTTGAGCAACCGAGCTGCTTATACAGATTCCGCAGCTTCGGCCCGTCGATACTTTCGTGTACGCTGATCCATGCCATTTTCTCACCTGCCTGTCTGTATGACGGCTATGCCGTCGGATCGCATCACTCTTTACCGGGGAAATCGGGCTGGTCGCTGGCGGGAACGGCATCGCTGGCTTCCTGCGGAGCTTCGGGTTCAGGTTTCTTCTCCTGAGCCATTTCCATGACCTTTTCGGTGATGCGGTGATACACAGACGTAGGCAGGCCCTCCGTGGACTCGTAGCCCTCTGCGGCCAGCAGGGATTTCAGGACGCCGTTCGCTTCCTGTCCAAAGGCGCTCGTCGCCATCTTGAAAAGCGTCTGGCGCTGATCCTGCGTGATGGGTTCATCCTTTTCAGCCTCGGTCACTTCGCCGGTGCTGGGATCGACCACCAGAGCGAAGCCATCCGTCGGGATGTCGCCCATGTCGAGGACTTCCTCCTGACTGTAAATGCCCATAATCATATCGGGGCAGTTCATGCGGCCGAAGAACGAAGCGGCACGGTACTGGATCATCACGTCGGGCATGGTCTTCCACTTGCTGCCGTTTTTGCTCGTCCAGCCCTCCTCGTTCGCCATGTTCATCGTGATTTTCGGGCCGTAGACCTTGTGACCGGAGTAATCCTCCGCCCAAGCGCGGCAGCTCAGGCCACCGTCGGCTCTATCACGCCCGAACTCGAACTGCAGCTCGGTCTTATACCGGCGGCTGCTGTTAATCATGGCGATGATCCACTGGCTCGACCACGCAGGGCGCCCGTTGACGATGTAGAGGTTCTGCATCACCATCATCGGACTGGTGTTGATGCGAGATGCCATCTCAATAGCGATCATGCAGTTGCCGACATTTCCGTGGTACTCCTTGGGGACTACCGTAGACGACGCAAGGCACTGGGCCATGCGCAGAGCCGTATTGAAGCTCGCGCCGTCAGCGAAGACGCTCAAGGCTCCCCCGCCGGCCGTTTTCTGAGCCACAGCCCCAGCGGGCGCCGTGCTCAGTTTGTTTTCGTTGCTCATGTTGACCTCCTGTTATTCTCCGGTTTTACCGGGTGCTGACGCTGGTGGTGTAGGTTTCGCGGAACTTGATACCGGGGATCTCGACCTGGCCCTTGGACATCTTAATCAGGCGGAGCACCGCAGCCTTATCGACCGGGCGCAGCTCAATGCCAACGAGGGACACGGGAACCTTAGACCAGTCGCACTCGGACTCGCAGATTTCCCACGTCTTGCTCTGGGAGATGCCCTTGACCTTGGGCGTCTGATGCTGGACGCCACCGGCGATGGACACCCCTTCCATCATCTCGGCTTCGGCCATAGCGTACTCTGCGCCAACAGCGTCACCGTTAGCCTCAGCTTCGGCAGCTTCATTCAGGTGGCGGTCGATCTCGGCCTGAGCCAGTCGGCGCATGGCCTCCTCCTGCTCACGGCGCTTGCGCTCCTGCTCCGCGCTGTACTCATTCACCTTGGCCTTGACGATCTTCTCCGCCTTTTCCAGAGGCTCAATCATTTCCTTTCTGTGGTTCAGAACCTCGTCGTAGCTCTTCTTGGCGGACACGCGGAGAGGCTCCCAATAGTCCTTGACCTGCTTCTGGGCCTGCTTGATCTGCTTCAGGAACAGGCCAGCGTCCTCGAAATCCGCTCCAGAGGCGACGACGACCGCTTCGGCCCGCTGCTCAATCAAGCTGACTTCTTTGCCGAGCTTGCTCTCTTCAGCGTTCATCACGGTCACGTTCTCTTCTGCGGTGTCAAGGACAAGGGCATTGCTTCCGATGGTCTTTGCGTCGTTCATACTGACACTCCTTTTCATTTATTTGTAAGACTGTTCATAGTCGTACAGACATTTCAGTGCCCCGACTACGCGGCATCTGGCGGGGTCTTTGGCCGGGAACTCGCGGAACGCCCATTTCCCGTCCTTTTTCAGATGCAGGATGTGCTTTCTTTGCGGTGTGATGCCGTGGGAAATAAGTGCCTGCGAGTAGGCTTCAAGCTGGACACCGCAGGCCATTTCCAGCAGCGTGTACGTCGTCTTGAAGTCGATAAGCTCCAGCAGGCCGCCAATCTCGCAGAGCAGGTCAATCGTCCCGCCGTAGCGCATCAGCTTATGGTAGATGTGCACCTCAGAGCCGAAGACCCGCGGTTTATACTGCTTCCACCACTCCATGAAGCCGTTGAAGTAGCCGCGATGCTCCGACGGAATATCGTCGATGCCGAACTTGATCCAGTTCTCGATGCTGTTATGCACCGCAGATCCTTTGATGGCGGCGTTCTCAAGCGTTCTCTTGCTGATACCGCCGTAGCACTGGTCTTTCAGCGGCTCCATCAGCTTCGACACGCTCGGGATGATGTCGCCGTTCAGCCGGTAGATGTGGCTGGCCTCGTCGAACGTCAGCTCTGGCAGTTCAGGAACCTCAACCGTCATATCCATCTAGAATGTCCTCCTCGCTCGCGGTTCTCCATTCTCCTCCCAGCTTCGGTATCAGGACGCAGAGCGGCAGGTCTTCCAAGCAGTCCTCGCACCACGCCTCACCGTCGATGATGCCGTACTCGTCGCCGGGAATAATCGGCTCTCCGCAGGAGCAGCAGTGCGTCACCGGCGTCGGGTCTGGCGCGTTTGGGCAGCCGCTCAGGCAAGGGCTGTGCAAACAGATCGAGCACATAAGTTTCTCCTCCCAATCGCATTGATTCGCTCACGCATCACGTGGTCTTCCAGCTCGTTCCTGAACAGCAGCGGCACGTACTCCTCGTCCTTGCCGTTCAGGTCTGCCTTGCGGATGGTGTGCTGCATGATAGCGACCATGTCATCCACATCGAACCAGAAGCCAGTCTCGTTCTGGACGTCCACGATGATGTTGCCCAGCTCCTCGGTGTTCAGCTTCGTCGTGTCGATCATGCCAGTACCTCCTCAAACTTCCACTCGTACCCTCTGTACGACCTCATAGTTCCCGCACAACACATCTGGATTCCCTTCCTTGTAAAGCCATCTCTTTCGGCTTCGTGCAGCGACCTATATTTCTTGACCACCATCCCGTCCCGGAGAGCCAGAACAGCCTTGCACCGACGCATACTGTCAGAGGTGCATCGTTCGTTTCTGGTTCCGTAGGCGATATTCGCGCGGTGCGATACCCACTCCAGATTTTCTACGCAGTTGTTCAGTTTGTTCTCGTCAATGTGGTTGACTTCCATCCCGCCGCCGGGGCAGCCGAGAAATGCCTCCGCCACAAGGCGATGCACATACTGGTCTTTCGCCGTTCCGAGACTCACCTGCGGGTAGCCAGCTCCGCTCAAGCGCACTTTAAGGATTCTCTGGAAAATTGTTCGCCTCACACCGTTTTTCATAGTGATAGTCCGTGTTTCGCTCCGAACAAGTCCTGTGTTGCTGACCGAATATCCAGCCACCCCAACAACCGGCCTCCATTCAATTCCCATTGATGATGGCCTCCCATGTCTCGGCATAGCCCATGACGGTTCTGCTATACGAGGTGGTCGTGTAACCCTTGCTGAAAACGTGCTCTTGTGCCCCAGACGGCCCGTAGTTATAAGCCACAAGGGCTTTGTGCCAGTCCCCGTACTTCCCGTACAAGTCGCTCAGGATGAACACGCCAGAGCGGATATTCTGGTACGGGTCGGCCAGATCCGTGACTCCGATTTTCTCGGACAGCCATTCGGAATTGATGCTGTTGATCTGCATATAGCCGTAGCAGCTTCCGTTTGCGGCTGTGGCCGTGAACGAGCTTTCGGCCTGAATGACGCCCAGAGCCACGTTCTGAGGGACGCCGTATTCTTCGCAGACCGCAATCAGATGGCACTGCAGGTCGAAGTCCAGCGGAATCTCCTCATGCAGATAGCCTTGCTCCAGCAGAGCGGCCTCGATTTTCTCGTTCTCGTCCTCTTCCTCTACGGGTTCCGGTTCCTGAGCAGGCTCAGTCGTCATCTGGACGGGCTGGTATGTACTGTCGTGCTCTGCAGTGAGTAGAACCGGCTCAGCCTGCAACGCAGGCGGCTGCGGTGTTGGTTCGGGCACCGTTTCGGCTGCCCCCCCTGTCAGGGCTACGATGCTGGCCGTGGTCAGCGCCAGCACGGCCGCTGTGGTCGCCAGCTTGATTCGCAAGATGCGGCGGCGTCTTCTTCGCCGTTCCATTCGGGTCATGATACTTTGTCCTCCTTCATTTTCTCAGGTGTCGCGCAGAACGGGGCCAGATCCAACGGTTTCATCCGCCGAATGGCCTCCGCAAGCTCCCGTGGGCTTTTGATGCCATACTCTTCCGCGAGTATAGCCATCAGACTACTTTGATCCATGGGCATCACCATCTTCGTTCAGAGCCATCTCGCCGATGGTCTTCAACTCGCTCACGGTCTTCGCCAGATCATCGAGGTAGGTCAAAACCTCTTGAAGCGCCGGCTTCTCGTCTTCGGTGATTTTCCCGTCAGCCGCAATGTCGAGGAGCGTGTCCTTGACCTCTCCGAGCTGTTCGGTCTTCAGGCTCTTCAGCAGCTTGACCGTCACGCGGTCAATGCCCACCACTTCATCGGAGAGCGAATACCTGCATCCAATCGGGCACTCGTTCAAGCAGTAGTGGTTCAGCAACCACGGGGCGTTGTACCTGTCAGCCATGAGCACCGCCTTATCGACCGGCATGAACTTTGTGTTCCCCAGCTCTGCATCTGCCAGCGAAGATACCGACATTCCGAGTTGCTCAGCCGCGCTCTCACGGCTACATAGCCTGTCATCATATTCAGCAGCCTTTTTTCTGGCTTGATACCACGGATTTCCCGCCGCTTTCGTAGCGTCACGTCCCATTTTCTCTGAGCCTCCAATCGCCTATAATTACCGTAGTGGCAAGATAAATTATCCAAGTGGCTAATCATCGGGCAAAAAAATATACACCGACGCCGATGATGGCCTCGATTAACCAGTTGGCAACTTGCCGTCGAAGAAAAAGTCGTTCACCTGCGCATTGTTCAGCGTGAGCAGGCTGGCGACCTCCGGGACTTCATCCAAGGTAAACTCTACTTCGCCTCTCTCTTTTCTCCCATAGGAGACTTCCGTGAGGCCGAGCTTCTCTGCCATGTACTTCTGCGTAAATCCAAGCCTTGCGCGGGCTCCCTTGATTTCGAGTGGTTTCATAATGTTCACCCCTTTCTGCCTATCTTTTTTTGAAGATAATTGACCTATGTGATTATTATAATTATCCACGTGGCTAATGTCAATAGTTTTTTGCAGTTTTCTCGCAAAAAATGTTTGCGATTTTACCAAAAGAGCTTTACAATGGCTAATACAAACAATCACGCTGGCAAAGGAGAAGCACATCATGGAACTCGAACTCGATTTTACCGCCTTCAAGAAGAACCTGCGCGACCTGATTGAAAGCAGGGGTCTCTACGCCAAGGACATCGCCGCAGAGATCAACGTCTCGACGCCCACCCTGTCGAGATACCTTCAGGGCGTCCGTGAGCCTGAACTCAAGTACGTTGTTCGGCTTGCCCGCTACTTCGGCGTTTCTGTTGACTGGCTGCTGGGCCTCAGCAACGACCGCTACGAGGCAGTCCCCACAGAAGTCCGCGAGTTTGCCACTCTGTACGCTCTGGCCTCACCAGATGACCGTACCATCGTCGAAACTGTACTCAAAAAATATCGAGAGGAGAACTAACCATGATCTTCGGCAAAGACTTGGGACGTTCTGCCTTCTTTGCCGAAATCGGCTCGGAGGTTGAACGTCTGGACAGCATCCCCAGCAACTACACGAACCTCGTCTGCATCGGGCAGAGCGTCAATCTCACCGACACCGTCGGGCGGGAGTATCGCATTGACCTGTTTATCTCGCCCACCGGCTGTATCGCCGTTCGGCTTCCTCTTCCCCTTGCCGGTGCGTCGCCGACCGACACCGATCCCAAGCATCTACGCCGCGTTGCCTCCATTGTGCGGGCGTGGAGCGTGGAGCAGCTCAACGAGGTCTGTGCCGACCATTTCTACCGCGCCGAAGGGCAGGCTGCTGACATCATTGACGTCCTCGTTCGCGCTGGCCTCGCCAGCTTCTCCGATAAGGGCAAGATCAGCAAGGCTCTCGCCGCAACGCTGGCTGATGGCGAATTGCTCTTCGAGGTCATCGACTCAGCCTCCGCACATAAGGTCTTTACCAGCCGTGAACTCATTGACCGCTTCTCTGCCGCAAAAGGCGTTGACCCAGACGACGTGACCGAGTTCATCGGTGCCCTCGAAGTCATGGACGGCTTCAGCGCCGTCTCCATCGGCCGCGAGATCATCGTTCAATATGCTCCGCTCGGCGACGGCCGCCCGTACCAGCTCTTCAAGTTCACCATCGGGCAGCATCGCTCGGACGTGGTGGCCGAGCCCCGTGTCACCCGACACCAGCTCCAGAGCAACGGGCGAGGTCCTGCTGAGGCCGACAGTTTCTTCGAGGCCCTCATTCCCTATGCGGACACAGCCTCAATGCAGCCTGCACCCGACGGCTCCATCAGTGTCTTGCCTCTTAACATTGACGCCCTGATGGATGGCACGATGGGGCTTGTGGCAGCGGCCAGAGGCTTCGCAAAAGCAGTCTCGCAATAAAAACACATACGGGGCATCGCAGCAGCGGTGCCCCAAAACTATATCTAACGGTTACGTTACGTTTACGGTATAGGTTACGGTTACGGTATGGTTACGGTTATACTCGGAACGTCCGTGGATTTTTGGTCGGACGTTCCTATGGAATATCCTGAAAAAGGAGGACTTCGTATGGCTTCTCGCATCGCCGAGAAACTGGCCGCGAAGAAGGCGGCCATCTATATTCGCGTCTCTACTCATTGGCAGGTGGACAAAGACTCCCTCAAAGTTCAGCGCCGCGAGCTTATCGCCTATGTCACGCTGGTGCTGGGCATCACCGACTACGTCGTGTTTGAAGACCCAGGCTACTCGGCCAAGAACACAGACCGCCCAGAATATCAGGCAATGATGGATCGCATCCGCACAGGCGAGTTTACCCACCTTGTCGTCTGGAAGATTGACCGTATCAGCCGCAACCTGATCGACTTCGCCACCATGCACGACGAGCTGCAGTCCCTCGGCGTCACCTTCGTCTCCAAGAACGAGCAGTTCGACACCTCCTCCGCCATCGGTGAGGCCATGATGCGCATTATCCTGATCTTCGCCGAGCTGGAACGCAAGACCACCGCCGAGCGCGTCACGGCCGTCATGCTCTCCCGTGCCTCAGACGGTCAATGGAATGGTGGCCGTGTCCCCTTCGGCTATTCGTGGTCGAAGGAAACAAAGACATTCTCCATCGTCCCCGAGGAGGCCAAGGCCATCCGCCGCATGGCCGAACTGTACGAGCAGTACCAGTCCTTGCTCTATGTCGCCAAGTACCTCAACGACGCCGGCATCGTCACAAAGACGGGCGGCCAATGGACGCCAACCACGGTGCGCACCATCCTGACGAACCCGTGGTACATCGGCCAGTACGTCTACAACGTCCATTCAGACGGCAAAGGCATCGAGAAGCGCGACTCCGACGAATGGATCACCGTCGAGAACCACCACGAGCCAATCCTGAATGACGACGTGTTCTACCGCATGAAGTTCCTTCTGACGCGGAACAAACGCGGCGGGGTCCCCTCTCACAAAACATACGTCAGGAAGAACATCCACGTCTTTGCCGGTCTGCTCCGCTGCGGCCAGTGCGGCTCCAACATGNCGAACGGTTTCCGCCCCTCGCAATATGCCTGCGGCAGTCGGCGGCGCAAAGGAACCTCCTGCACCAACAAGTACATCTCCGACACCACGCTCGGCCCGTTCGTCCTGAACTACGTCGCCAACATCATCAGAGCCTCCAAGAACTCCTCCGAGACCACGACGTCCGAGGTTCTGGAACGCAAGCTGCTCCGCGGTGAAGCGTTTGAGGACGTGGCCTCCGTCAGCACCGACGCTCTGGGCCAGCTTCTCAATGCGTTCCGCTCCGCCGGTGACGCCGTGGAGTACCGCCCACAAATTGCCTTCTCCGGTGACGACAATTCCATCCGCGAGATCGACACCCTACGTGCTCGGCGCCGCAAGCTCGACAACGCCCTCGCCAGATTGAACGCCCTCTACCTCTACGATGACGAGGCCATGCCCGAGAAAGACTTCGTCATGCAGCGCGGGCAGATCACCAAGCAGCTCGAAGAAGTCAATACCCGCATCGAGGAGCTGCAGAGCCAAGAGTCCAGCGAGGAACTGGGCGACGACTTCATCGGCAAGGCCAGCTACTACATCATGGCGAACAAGCTGATTGAAGACCGCTACATCGACTACGAGAAGTACATCCGAGCCATTGACCCCTCTATCCCGCGCAGCTTCCTCCAGCAGATCATTGACTACATCGTTGTGAACGATGGCCGCGTCATCTCCATCACCTTCAAGAACGGATCGACCCACACGTTCACCTACAAGACATGAGAAAAGCCCCGGCCTCATATACTGAGGTCGGGGCCATCTTATGCAGTCTATGCAGCATCGCCGCAACATTATGCGCCAAAAAAGTTGTTCAATTTTATAAGCATCCCCTCAAAGCTAACGATGCGTGATGCTTTTCGCTTATCCACTCGGCTTTTCCTGATTTTCTCGTCGGCTAAGCCGTTTTCCCCGAAAACCCTTATTTTTCGGGCTTTTCGCCGTTTTCGGCCTTGGAGGGCATCACGTCTCCAATAAACATCGCATCGCCAAAACTAAAAAATCTATAACGTTCTTTTACCGCCTCTTCATAGGCATGCAGTACGTGCTCGCGGCCCGCGAGCGCCGAGACCAGCATGATGAGCGTGGACTGCGGCAGGTGGAAATTCGTCACGAGTGCATCCATCACCTTGAAGCGGTAGCCCGGGTAGATGTAGATGCTCGTCCAGCCTGCTGACGGCTCCATGTGTCCGTCCTCCTGTGCCCAGCTCTCGAGCGTGCGGCACGACGTTGTACCGACGCAGATCACGCGTCCGCCGCGTGCCTTCGTCTCGTTGATAAGCGTCGCCGTCTCAGGCGGGATAACGCAGTATTCGCTGTGCATATCGTGCTGCTCGATGTCGTCCTCCTTGACAGGACGGAACGTACCGAGGCCGACATGCAGCGTCACATAGCCGATGTTCACGCCCTTTTCCTGAATTTTTTCCAGCAGCTCCGGCGTAAAGTGCAGGCCCGCCGTCGGCGCGGCGGCGCTGCCGTTGACCTTAGAATAGACGGTCTGGTAGCGCTCCTGATCCTGTAATTCCTCCTTGATGTAAGGCGGCAGCGGCATCTTGCCAAGGTGTTCGAGCACCTCGAGGAAAATACCCTCAAAGTCGAATTTCACCATGCGGTTGCCGTCAGGTAACACGTCCACGACCTCCGCTTTGAGCTCGCCGTTGCCGAACTGCATCTTTGCGCCCTTGCGCAGGTGCTTGCCCGGCCGCACGATGCACTCCCACGTCTTGTTGCCGCGGTCGATGAGCAGAAGCACCTCGCACGCGCCGCCGCCCGGTAGGCGCTGGCCCAAAAGGCGCGCCGGCAGCACGCGGGAATTGTTCAAGATCAGGCAGTCGCCGGGGTTCAAAAAGTCCGGCAGCTCATAAAAATGGTGGTGCGAGAGCTCACCCGTCTCCTTGTCAAGGCACATCAGGCGCGATTCGTCGCGCTTTTCGAGCGGCGTCTGCGCGATCAGCTCCTCAGGCAGGTAATAATCAAAATCTTTTGTCTTCATGTTGTTTCTCTTCCCTCATCGGATGCTGACATCCGTGTAGTAAAACTGCAAAATATCGCGGTAGGAATAGCCGAGGTTCGCCATCGAGTACGCGCCCCACTGGCTCATGCCGACATTATGTCCGTAACCGCTGCCGGAGATCACAAAACTACCGCTCCCTGACGTTGTCGTCCGCTGCTCAAGCTGCGATGTGCCGCTCGACGTGATGACGTACACGTTGCCGGACAGCGCCGAGCTCTTTCCGCTGCTATCGACTGCACTGGCCGCGCTCAGAGCGACGCTCTCGCCCGTGTCATTCACGCTGTAAGCGTTCTCGCTCCCGCCGCCGCCGATCGTAAAGCGCTGGCTGCGCAGATTCAGCAGCGACCGGCAGGCTTCGCGCACGATGGTCTTGCTGCCGCTTGTGCCGGTAAAAGTGATGGAATAGACATTGCCCGTATCGGTATAGGCCGAGACATAGGCGTTTTTCACCGCGCCGATGCCATAGCCGCGGTTGTTGAGAAGCGTTGTGAGTTCCGACGCGGTAAACGTCGTCGACCAGTTGTACTGTGGGATGATCGAGGCGATCTTGCCCTCATAGGGGTCGATCTTGCCTTTGAGATAGCCGACGTCATTGCCCCAGACGTTCAGGCTGTCCTCGCTCGCGCCGCCGTTGCTTGAATAATACACAGCCTCCTGCACGAGTCTTCCGCTGTAGTAGAGGAACTCCCCCGCCGTCTGGTCGACCGCAGCATCGGAATTCGCACCGCTCGCCGCCGTGCCCTGATAGACCTGACAGTGCGTCGTTGCGCAGATGTCAAAGCCCTGCGCGCGATGCTTCGTCTGACAGACCGCGTAGGTGCGCGCACAGACCGCCTGCGCCTTGAGCGCCTCGACCGGCCAGTCCTTGCTCATTTCCCAGGGAATAACGCATTTGACATAGTCCTCGAGATCCACCACGTTGATGACATTGATGTTCCCGCCGCTCACGCGCTGGTATTCAAAGCCGCCGTAGTAGCGGTAGCCGCGGAACCACGTGACCGTCTTTTCACGCGTCTCGATCGGCAGAATGCCGAGGTTTTCGCTCCCACCGCAGTCGAATTCAAAGAGGATCGTATCCGTTCCCGTCACGATGACCGTCACGCCCGTGCTGCTGCCGCTGACGGCAGTGCCGCCGTATTGGGCTGCCGCGGACCGCGCCGCACTCAGGCTCGTGTAGTTGCCAGCGCGCGCATAGAACGCGCCATCCTCGTAGGCAGCGAAGCCGCCGCTGTACTGCGCCGCTGTGCGCGACGCGTCGTCGTAATCGTAAAACGTGCCGGAAAGCTGCACATGATAGGTCGTATCCGTCGTCACCGTGATCTTTTCATACAACTGCGGCAGTGCGCCCAGCTCTTCAAAGCTGCCGTCCGCGTCAAAATACCCCAGCGCGTAGCCGCCGAAGGCCGAATAATTCTGAAGGTTCGCCGCGCTCATCGCGTCCGAGCCGTACTTGAGCCCCACGCGGAGCGTCTCACCGTCCGCCGCCCGCGCGAGCGTGCACAGTGAAAGGCACAGCAGACAGGAAAGCAGGAACGTTCTGCACCATTTTTTCATAGTATCCTCCACAGCCAGTTTTGCAGAAGCGATCGCTCTGCGCCCGGCTGAACATATCCATATGAAACGTATTTTACATTATACGACAGTTTCCCTCTGCTTTCAAGCAAAACTGTATCTCTTTTTGGCCGCCGCTCCCCCCTACCGTTTTGGCGGTCAAGCGTCATGGAAAGGAGTCTTTTTATGAAACCCTGCGTCTTTACCGGCAGCGCCGTCGCTATCGTCACACCGTTTTGCGGCGACGGTGTCGATCTCGAAGCCTTCGACCGTCTCATTGAGCGTCAGATCCAAGGCGGCACCGACGCCATCGTCGTCTGTGGCACGACCGGCGAAGCTGCGACGCTGAGCTACAATGAGCGCATGGCGCTCATCGAGCGCTGCGTGCGCACCGTCGACCGCCGCGTGCCTGTCATCGCGGGCAGCGGCACGAACAGCACCGCGTCCTCCATTGCGCTCTCCAAAGCCGCGCAAAGCGCGGGCGTCGACGCGCTGCTCACCGTCACGCCGTACTACAACAAAGCCTCGCAGAGCGGCCTTGTGCAGCATTTTTCCGCCATCGCTGACGCGGTCGATGTTCCCGTCATCCTCTACAATGTCCCCGCGCGCACAAGCGTCGGCTGCACGGTGCAGACATATCAGGCACTCGCCAAGCATCCGAACATTGTCGGCGTCAAGGAAGCCAGCGACAACTTCGATCTTATTCAGGATACCCTCAACCTCTGCCCGCCGGGCTTCACCGTCTGGAGCGGCAACGACGGCTCCACCGCCGCCATCATGGCTCTTGGCGGCAAGGGCGTCATCTCCGTCGCCGCGAATGTCGTCCCGCGTGAAATGCACGAGCTGACACAGTTCTGCCTGAAAAACCGTTTCTTAGAGGCAGGTGCGCTCCAGCTCAAGCTGCACGAGCTGATCCGTGCGCTGTTTTGCGAGGTCAACCCCATCCCCGTCAAGGCCGCCATGGAGCTCTTGGGCCTGTGCAGCGGCGAATTGCGGCTGCCGCTGTGCCGCATTTCCGAGCGTCATTTGGAACAGCTCTCGCATGCACTGGAACCGTTCCATCCCGCAGTATAAGCTGATCTTATCTCTCGTTTGTGCAGCATTCATCGCGCATTCACTTTGCATCTGCATAATATTCATCGCAATATTCAGCGAATATTCGCCGTATTCATTTCACCGCTTTCCACCTTGTGTATTCAGTCAAAAAAGCAGGACTCTGCGCTGAAAACGCACAGAGCCCTGTTTCACTTTTTCGTTTACATTTTGTAATCAGCCTTGCTTACGCCTTCACGCGGTGGAAGACCTTCTTACCCTTGCGGACGATGATGCCCTCGCCCTCAAAACGTTCACGCGCAAGGCTCTCGTCGATGGAGGCGACCTTCACATCATCGATCGTCACACCGCCCTGCTGGACCAAACGGCGCGCCTCACCGCGGGACGGGCACAGGCCGGTCGCGACCAGCATCGAAAGGACATTGATGTTGCCGTTTTCAAAGTCGGCATCCGTCAGCGTGCTCGTCGGCATGTTGGCGTTATTTCCGCCCGCGCCGAAGAGCGCCTTGGCAGACTCCTCCGCCTTCTTGGCCTCCTCTTCCCCATGGACGAGTGCGGTGAGCTCGTAGGCGAGGATCTCCTTCGCGCGGTTGAGCTGGCTGCCCTCCCACTTATCCATCTCGTCGATCTGCTCGAGTGGCAGGAAGGTGAGCATACGGATGCACTTCAAAACATCCTGATCGCCCACGTTACGCCAGTACTGGTAGAAGTCGTAGGGCGTGGTCTTGTTCGGGTCGAGCCACACCGCGCCGCTCGCGGTCTTGCCCATCTTCTTGCCCTCGGAATTAAGAAGCAGCGTGATCGTCATCGCCTGCGCGTCCTTGCCGAGCTTGCGGCGAATGAGCTCCGTGCCGCCGAGCATGTTGGACCACTGGTCGTCGCCGCCGAACTGCATGTTGCAGCCGTACTCCTGGAACATGTGGTAGAAGTCGTAGGACTGCATGATC